GTAGACCGTTGTGCTAAAAAAACCGCCTCATCTTTATCCTTCTTCTGTATATTGCATCGTCTACACGCAGCAACAAGATTATCCAACGAATCTTCGCCACCCTTGACCTTTGCAATGCGATGATCAACCTCATTAGCCACGTCACCGCAGTAAGCACAAGTATAAGCATCACGTTTGAGTACCTGTAACCTTATCTTCTTCCAATGAGCAGTAGCTCTATATGGCTTTAATGCCATCCTTTATTCTCCCAATGCTTTAGCGCTAAACATGGCTTTCCATTGTATCTGTGCTTTATATATTCTAAATGCACATCTACTTGTCTTAATGGGTTAAGTGTTCCATACCATTTAGATCGCATCTGACCTAAACCATAATGGCTACCATTTTTAGCCTTATAGTTCCATCTACTCTCATAATGTATAAGCCAGTTATAGCATTGAAAGTCATTCCAGTTTAGTTTGTTATATGCATATAGCTTTATATTCATAACGTTAAATGGCTTTTCATTAGCATTTGATTTTGTTATACCGGCAACGCTTACTGTCATTGCTAAAGCCAAAATGACAATAGATCGGCCTAATGCTAATCGCTGAAGTGCGCTGCCTCTCAGGCGCGCAAGGCGATTGAGCATACCACGCTTGTCAAGGGCAAGCCTCTGACCTGCGGTTTTGTTCTCAATTGTCGACATTTGTGCAGGATTCACATTTATCTCGTTTCCCATAGATCCATAATCCACAGCCTAAACACCTATGGATTAGTTGTGGCTCAGTAGCCATTAGCTTTTAGTAAATACACTAAATCTTCAACACGGAGAACCGCTACCCAATCATCGATAGCGGCTTCCCCTTGACCATTTAGGCGCATGACGGCTACGCCCATCCCGTTGGTCTTGCGTTGTTTGAGCTGTCGCATCGTTGCAGCTGGATCAAACTTTGACCGGCTTTTGACTTCAATATCCAATCCTTCTATGCCTTGAATATCGCTCCCACTAGCCCCTGATCCAACTTGATGCGCGTGTGCCCAACCATGATCACGCAGATATTGTGCTAATATACGTTCGCTTTCACGACCTCTGACTTTTCGTGATTTGCTCATTAGTTTGACCTCACATGACAGGTGCGACATTCGCACGGCTTAACTGCCCCCGCAGTTATCGGCTCGTTACAATTGTCGCACACGTCCATTTGTTTATCCATTACTAACACTTTCATCACCTTCTAACATATCTTCCCAACAAAGTCTGCATATATCTATGACTTCGTTTAGCTCTGTAAGCACAGTACGGATAGGCAAAGCCTTGTCGCAGACTTCGCATCGGTCTTGTTTGAGCCTGATTCGGTTCTCATAATTGCGCTCACAACGTACGCACAAATCACCTGACATAACTGACATGAGCTTGCATCCTAAACATTGTCCGATTCTCATCCTGCCACCAGCTCTTCATCTTCAGGTCTGAAATGCCATTTACCACTTGGATCTATGACCATCCAAATAGACTTGCATTGCTCAGCCTTGCGCTTCATAGGAAGAGAACACACCCAACCACGATAAGCGCCGTTTTTGCCAGTACCCTCACGCAAGACGCGAGCACCATGCTTACAAGTTGGAACAGGCTCGGTATTAAATGTCTGCTGAATAAGATCAACTGCATCCTCAAATGCGGGTGCAACGTCAGCCGGTGGCTCAATTGTTGTATCCCAGATGATTTCAGCTTCTTTGTTGGTAGCACTTAGGAACTCCTTCTGCTCTTGAGTGCGTACGCGTATCGGTTTTGCACTTGCTTCAGCGTCCGCAACCTTAGCCATTTCCAAGCTGCTTGCTCGCTTTCCTTTAGCAGATAGTCCGAGATTTGCCAAGCATCTTCCAATTGCAGATGTTTCGCAGTTTTCAAACCAGAAATCGCGATCAACACCGCGATCTTTGCGAGAACCACGCGCAAAACCAACAGCGGAAGGCTGAGAATCGACATAGGTACGATAAGCAACCGCCTTAAAAACCACAATGCCCTTTTCTTCATCATTAGATATTAACTCCGTTGTAATCGCGCCGTCCGGGTAGGTTTCATAGAATTTGTGGATGCGCGTATCTACATCTTCATAATCATTCAAATTGAACATTTAGTTCCTGCTTTCCTTCTTTATAATCAAGTTGTTCTTTAAAGCTCCAAGTCGTGCCATCGTGCCACGTTTGGGCTTCTTTAGCGCAAGTAAAGCAGTAATGCCTGTCAATGATTTTGTTGTGGACAAATGACGTAATTGTCCAAACCGCTTGCGTTTGACCACGCACATCACTTGTGCCCCATCTCATCTTGCAATAGTCGCACCATGTTCCGCGCTTACTAGGCGAAATCTTTGCCATAATCAGCCCAGTCCGTACCGAGCGCCATCTCACCTGCGAGCGCAGCATAGGAAACCAAGTCAATAAAACTGTCCCGGTTTGGAGTTTCAGCGAGCCTTGAGATTTTGACCAGCGCCATGCAGATACACACGTCCAACGGATCAATTGGTCGTCCGAAATAGCTACCCCATAGCTCAGAGATTCGCTTGATATTGATTGCGGGATGTCCGTATTGAAATCCACGTTCATCAATGATGTCGGCTGCACTAGTCAACAAGTCTTTCGCTTTGTACGACTTTGCCGCGTGTGTATCCTTTTGCCCATCCATTCTGATAGCCCCTTTGATAGATTGATATTATTCCTGCATAGATAATCCAAAACACAACAAATAAACCAAGACAAATCAAGGCTATTTGTTGAGCTGTAAAATTATTCGACATCTGCACTCACCCCGTGAACATCAAGAAAGTAAGCAGCCAAAACTTCACGGCTTAATCTGCCGCGCTCTTGGCTAATGCCGAGCTTGTCTTTAGCGTATTTCCGAATGAAAGACGCTCTTACATAATGTTTTCCGTCCGTGTAAGCACCGGACTTGCGGTCAAATCGAATCATAGACCAGCAGTCCTACGCGCTAACTCACGCAATTTCAAATGCAACTGTTTAATATCATCGCGATCTGCGCGGTTGGGATTGTCATAATAAAAATCTTTCATAACAGACGCGAGCATCCATACTTCATTTTCATCAAGCGTTATTGATGCCGTACTTACAGTCGTACTATTCATTTTTTGCCCCTATCTGCCTGACTTTCAGGCATGAGACAAGAATACCCATTTCAAATGGGATTTCAAATAGGATTTAGGCGTGTCTTATTAAGTATTTTTAAGCGCTACGCCCAAGTCAATTGCGTCAACGTGGTCATCAATTGAGCGCCTAATGGGAAAAATGTCATCAACCAAAACGTTTGCCTTCCACGATGAAGCTGCCGTCACGCTCGACAGGAATGGCAACAGGCTGCACGCGTTTGCGATCTATGTAGATGATTCCAAAACCTTTTTGCCAGTTCATTGTGCCTTTAGTGTAATAAGCCTTAGTCTCATCCATTAAATGACCAACTTCAAACCCTGTCAGGATACCCGTTAAAACGCCCCCTGAAGCCGTTGTAAAGCTCGAAATGCCCTGCCTGTGGGTATGACCACACACCACGCTCTTTCCATGCCTCTTAGCGGCTTCTAGGGCTGTTAAACCCCCTTGTGGCTTGGTGCTCTGCTCGTCCCCATGAACCATCACCCAATCTTCATGAAATTGATAGGGCTTATGGTGATAGGTAATGCCTAGTTCATCTAGGCGCAGAAAGCGCTCAATGGTCAACTCAGGCAACCCAATAAGACCGGGTAGGCGCTTGCTTAGTGAGTTGTAGAGTCGGGCGCTGTGATTGGATCGTGAGAGATGTTGAACTTGCAATTCGGATAAGACTTCGACAGTTCGGTCACGATCTCGACCAATACTTCCCGACCACTCATCCCTACCGGATGACCAGCGGCTAATTGTTTGGAAGTCGATTTCATCGCCCACGCATAGAACGCTGTCAGGCTTGTATTTTCGGATGAACTGTGCGACATTCTTTACGGCTTTCTTATCTTCAAAGGGAACTTGTAAATCGGAAATGACTACGATTCGCTTAATCTTCGTCCTCGTCATCCTCGTATGGATCTAAATCTGGATT